GTTTTGTTGTAACAGCCATCGACAATTTTGAACCAGGATTTTCTGCACGATAAGATGCAATACCTTTTCTATTTAAGCCACCATCTGGATTTTTTCCAGCAGAACGCTGCCATGCGGCAGTTTCTACCATGAATTCTTTAAAACTTTTTAACATTTTTTGCTGCCTGTGCCATTGTTTCACCTTTAGCTTCTGCTGCTCCGCCGTGGCCAAAGTGTTTTTCTTTTTCAGCCTGGTCAGAATACTCTTTTGCTTTATCCATCAAATGAGCTTTTTGACGCTTCAATTCCTGAGCGTCATGTTGCTGTGTTGCTGGTGTCGATTCTTTGACAAACTCTGTGAATTTTTTCATTTCTTTTTCTTCTTGTTAAAGTAACCCATCTTATCGTTTGGATTTTCCATTGGCTCTTTATTTGTAGAACCACCTAAAACACCAGCTACTCCCATTTCGGAATCCGATGGATCATTAAATGATTCTCTAAATCGTTTAAAATCGACTTGTTCTCTATATGTCACATCGCCAAGACCAGACATAGGGTATACTGTTCCCTGTTGGCGAGTATCAAATTCTTGGCTGATTCCTGAAACATTCCTCATCCTCTGACTAACAGTAGGAGAATCAACCAAGCCTTTTTTCTTTATTTTTTCTTTGTCTTTGCTGAAGTTGCTTTCTTTCGGGGCTGGGTAGACTTTAACTGTGGGGCCGGAGTCTTCGGTGTAGGTTCTGAAGGTGTAACCTCCACGCTTGGCGTTTCTGTCCCACTTGATATTGTCGGCGTTGGAGTCTCCTGCACGATTGTCTGGGGTAATGTCACTTGGACCGTCTGCACTGGGGCCTGTTCCGGCTGATACTTTTGGATGTCCAGTGGATGCTTGTCCTGTACCGGTGCGCTTGGTTTTGTAATTTTCAACAAATCTAAAATTCTTTTTAACATTTTCATCTTCCTTAAAAACAGAGTCAGTTATATTATATTTACCGTGATTTTCCAACCAAGAGAACGCAATTTCATTAAATTTTCTGTTCTCAATAAATGTATTTATTTTTTCGTAAGTGTCAGAAATATCTTCTTCAATTTCATCTAATGTAGTACTGTTATTGAATTCCATAAAATTCTGAAAGTTTTGAATGTATGCTTGCTTACTTGTCTGTGCAAGTTTCCACTTATCATATCTAATTGATTCGGCAAGTGTTTTTGTCAATCTTTCATTTCTCTCTTTACTGGCTTCGTTGGTTGTGTCAACAAATACCATAGTGGTACTATAACCTAATTCTTCTAGTTCTTCTTTGATGGTAAGTATTCTGGAGTGGTCATCTGCCGGTCCATTAATAATCAATGGGCCACGATTGCGGATTGCTTCTCTGCGGTGGTCATTTGTCTTTTCAGATAACTTTTGTTTATCCATTAGATATTCGAAAGCCTGTACTGAATTCAATTCTACAGCCTTAGTTTCTGGAATTGCTTCACGAATGATAATGTCTTTACCAGAACCAGGACCACCTGTCACAAATATGGCTCTGAAAAGACCACGATTGTAATTCTCATTTATACCCATACCTTTACGAACATCACGGAACAATTCTTTTGCATGTTTCTCAGGTACGTGTGCTGGTACACCTTGTTTGAAGGAGTTGAAGTCACCACTCTTTGCATGTTCACGCATCTTGGAGGCTGACATACCTTCTGCACCTTCGGCATCAGGATCACGCTGGCCAGCAGACTTAACTTCAATCTTTTTAAAGTTGAATAGTTTGCCTGGACCTTCACCGTTGTATTGATTTAGTTTTTGTTCATACTCAGAGGTTCTATCTGAACCTGCAACCATTATCAAGTGATCGTGGCCAGCTGCATGTAATGCTGCAGCGTGTTGCAAGAAAGTTGGTTTCTCTTTACTGGATGAAGTTATATTTGCACCAGGAAAGAATCTCTTTGCGTGTTTGATTTTGCTTGTGGTGTCTAGTGGGTTCTTCTTTGCATCCATAGAATGTGAAACAATAATATGGTGCGGTGCTTTATAGTCTTTTGCTATCTGCTTTACCTTATCAACCAATTTCTCATGGCCAATAGTTGGAGGATTCATCCGACCAAATGCCATTACCGCAGGTGTATGCGTCTGTGCATCTTCTTGTATTTTTTCTAAAAACTTTTTCATATGTTTCTGATCCCAGCAAAATTTCTCTTAGAGAATTCCGCACGATTAACAAATTTGTCCGATTCGTTATTGTGATGGAAAACATATCCTTCTGGATTAGCATCTTCACCGGCATGTGAGTGTTGAAATTCTTGGTGTTGATTCATAACACCAATGAGAGTATCTTTGGCCTTTTGTAAATGGCCATGCATTTTAAATACATTGTTATAGTGTTTTTTATTTCTTTCAATTTTACCAAGTTCAGCTTTAAGATCAGCTTGTTTGGCTGTACGATTCTTTTCAACTTTAAGTTTATCAATTTTTTTATTTGTATCGGTTTCTAACCAATTCTTAAAGTTTTGATGATTGGGTTCTTCACTTGTTCTAACTGTATGATTCATATAGGTTTCCAATGAACCACCAACTCCATGATGTGCTTTTGTACCAGCATACATGTCATCACCATGGGTGTCATGTACCGATTGAGCCATTGCAATATGTTTGTTGAATTTCTTTTGTTCTTCTGGACTGAAATGAACTTTTGCTGTGTCCATTCTTGGATCAACTGAGAATACATCTGGATGTTTCTTGAAGTTTTCATGGTCAACTTCGTGTGATACATTTAAATTGCCTGCATCTTTACCTTGATATGACAAGTGTGTCACAACACCAATTTTTGCTTTCTTAACATCGGCAGCATGTTGGCCGTGAGCAGTATAAGTTAGACCAGACGGATTTGGATGGAAAGAATGTCCGCCATTTTTCTCTTGTTGTTTATCACCCTTGTCGGTACCAAACATCATATCACCTTGATAAACACCTTGTTTAGGTGAAGTCTTGAACAAATGAGTCAGCGCATCTTTTAACTTGGCAGCTAGGCCAGGTGCGTGTCCGTGGTTCTTATCAATGTCTTTTGGTGTATAGTTAATCTTTGGTGTCTTGTTGAAAGCTGATTTGGATGCAACAAAGAATTTACCAGTGGTTGGATGGTGACCATAAACAAGTGCAGGTGAACCATCATATTTTGTGGTAAGTTCGGAAGTCTTCTTACCTGCCTTGATGTGTTCAGCTGAAGCTGTCAATGACTTGATAGCATGTGCTGTGCCTTTTTCACCTGTTTGTAGGGGACGGTCTTCCACATGCGTCAGGTGTTTAATCTGACGGCTGGCGCCCTCATCGGGATCCTCTTGTTCGGTTAAAAAGCTCTTGAAAGATAACATTGTTTACCTATAGAAACGCAACACACTTTGGTTGCCCGTGAGGTTATTTATACAACTTTTTAAGTTACATTACGGTTTTTTGAATTATTCGATTAGATATATAATGCTCAATCCAACATATATTCACCATTCAGAGCCAAAACACATCCAGTGTTTACCATATCATATTCCAATAATTTGTCTGAAGGAATGTTAATTAGATGTGAGTGTTCTGTATCTAGACCTCTATTGAACAATTCAAAATTTTTATGTATAACTTGAATATATTCATCAATTAAAGAAAAACACCATGAATATAGTCTGGTTTCCAGTATGTGTGTGGAACCATATGAATTTTGTATTTCTTCTGGCATCCAGCTGTTTAACCTTTTTTTAAATACATATTTACCATAACAATTATCATAATCTTTTAAATCAAAAGAATCTTGTAAATTTACTCTTGCACCCAATTTAAACATTCGGCCTTGCATAGTTGTAAAATCATAAAGACTTTTTAGGTGATGTATACTACTTAATAATAGAAAGTTTTCACCTACACTTTTTAATCCATGTTTATTAATCTCTTGAGCTTGTTCATTTTTACTGAAATCAAGAAATATATCAACCTTGGATTTTATGACATCCATTTTCCAATCATCCAATGGATGCACAGAACTATCTGAAAATACAATCAAAGAATCTTTCGTTTGCCTTCTGACACTATCGAAAGTCTCAATAGTTTGTGTGTAACGATCTTCAAAATTAATTACATTGTATCCTTGGAAAGATGGTTGTAAACATGAGGTAACTATAAAAATGTTTTTCATTTATTAACAGCACCTTCATATTTTGACCTTGGCCAATGATTTTGTATTGGTGTTCCTTGTGGTGGCATTATACTTGAACTAATAATATTATAAAAATCATTATCAAAGCGTGTGCCAATCCACATCTCTGGTTTACCTCTGTTGGAATCATAGGTGTTCAATGGTGTAGTTTTCATTAAGTTTGTCCACCAATCATTTTCTTTAATGTTTGGTAGTTTTCTAACATATTCAGATTTTGTCCACCAAAATGTACCAGAATAATGAGGTACAGGCCATGAACCAAAATTAACACCGGCGCAAGAATGGTTCTCTAATTTTTCTGTACAAATTCTCCAGTTTTCAATACATCCCCAAGCCAAGAATTTTCTCCATAGGTAATAATTAATGAAAGCTTGTGAGTGTCTTTCCACCTTCATTCTCCATGCAGCTGTAACTCCTTTTGAGTGGAAGTATAAGAACTGTGCATCTTCTCTTTTTGCATGTTCTTGTAAATGACACATTGTTGAAGTTTCATCATGTAAATTATTTTTTTCATAATCAACAGTGGAGGTGTATGCCAATGACAAATCCTCTACTTTATCCTCATCTAGATAAAGCTTATTTAAAATTTCAATCTTGTGATAACAATTACATATGCCCGCAAATAATTCTATCTCACTTCTGCGGCCAATACAAACAACATACATCTTTTCTATATTGTCATATAGACCAGAATCAATAACATCATACAATTGATCTAAGAATAAATTATACCAACATCCAGTTTCATCTGTCAGATATATGTGATAATATATGTATTTTTTCATTTTTATTTGTACCAATACCAAACATCAACTTCTGTGTTCAATATTTGTTTACCATGTAAAGCTGCAAACTCATTGACCGCTCTGTTAACATCAGGTATCATACTGAAATCGTGGCCAGAAAAGATGCCTCCAGGTTTAACTTTAGAATAATATTTCATACAATCTGACATTACTCCATCATATGTGTGTATACCGTCAACAAAAATAAAATCAAAGAAACCATCTTCGAATTCATCATAACATACAGCAGAATCTTTTTTATGCATAAAGAATCGTTTGCCATATTTTTTCAATTTATTCATGGCAGTCTGATAATCATTTTCACGACTAGGAACAATTGTGCCATTCCAATCCATATATTGTGTATATGGATCAATAGAATGTAATGTTAAACTCGGAAGAGTTTCCAATAAATATTCAGTTGTTGCAGCAACATCACAACCAATTTCAAGACCAACAACATCAATCTTATTTGATAGAAGTTCTGTAAGTCCGAAACCTGGACATTTGTGTAATGTAATATATGTGTTCACCATAAAAAGCCTCCGTAATCTTTGGGATAATGATTTTTGTAAAGATGTACTATGG